TTGATAGATAAATGGACTTATCGCTTAGGTCTTCGGTGGTGGCAAGTGCGAGTAGATTATTATGACATTCCTGGCGACATTATAAGAGTATTTGGTAACGGCGATAGTGTTGTTGTAGCAAGGTCAATTTGTGATTGGAGATATGCGACCTGTACACTTCAAATCAATATTCCTGAATTATCGAAAATGAAAAAGAACGATGCTGAATTTGTGATAGTCCATGAGTTGTGTCACGCACTAGTAAACGAGATGCGAGAGGAAGGTATTGATCACGAAGAACGTGTTGTAACAGGATTAACAAAGGCATTTCTTTGGACAGAGGTAGACTGTAAGGCAGAAGCATGACACCTGAAGAATTACAACGATTAGCGGACAGAATACGCGCAAATCTCATCAAGCTGCAAAATGAGAGCATGGTTGATTTAGCGCGTGTTTACCGTACTAATCTAAGACAGTTTGACAGTGATATTGAACTATTGTCAAGCAAGATCGCAGAAGGTGCTACAAAAGCGGACATCCAAAAACTTAGAGAGTACAGGCGATTGATCACAGAGTCAACACAGGCGCTGAAAGATTATCAGGCTTACATGACGCTGAACCTACGCAACGAAGCGGATAGATTTATTAAGCTAGGCGTTGATGACGCAAGAGCACTTTTAACAAGTCAATTAGGCGTGTTCGGATTAACGTTCAACATGCTTCGACCTGAACAGCTTGCAGCACTGGGTGATTACGTTCTACCAGGCAAGCCACTATATAACCGCTTACAATTGTTAGCACCTTCAACCGTTGACGGGGTGGTCCAATCAATCCTGGACCTGGTAGGTAAGGGCTTCAATCCGAAGGTGATAGCACACAGAATAACCAACGCGTTCGGAATGGGATTGTCCGACTCAATGCGCATGATGCGAACGGTGCAGATATATTCTTACAGGGACGCGTCTCATGCTAACTACGCAAATAACAGCGACGTTGTGGATGGGTGGATCTGGACAGCTAAACTGGACGGGGCTACCTGTATGAGTTGTGTCGCTCAGCATGGCAGTTTTCACAGGGTGAACGAGCGATTGAATGACCACCACAATGGGCGATGCGTGGGTATCCCGGTCACGAAGTTATCGAAACCGTTTATTGAGGAAGGAGCTGGTAAGAGTTGGTTCGATGTACAACCAGAAGCTGTACAAAAACAAATGATGGGTACAGCAAAATGGGACGCGTACAAGGCTAATAAATTTGACTTCAACAAGCTATCATTAGATAAGCACAATGACGTATTTGGTGATATGAAAACCGAAGCAAGCCTAAAGGATTTAATCCATGAGTGATGATAAATTTGATAAAGACTTTATCACTGAAGAATTGGAAAGAATACATTCCAGGGCGGTATTGATTGACCAGCTCGCAACGGATTTATTCAACTTCTACCAGATGCTTATCAAGTTGGGGTTGGACGATAATCATGCCATGTATATGACTGTCGAAATGATGAAGGCTTATGTTAGCAGGTTTTAGCAAGAAAATAGCTATTGACAAGATAGAATAAATGTGCTAATGTAGAATATAAATTATACGTCAACTTAGACGGCAAAAATAAGGAGCAACAAAATGACAGACGAACTTTTACAACAAGATAGCGGTACAGATGAAGCAGGTAAGCAAACGGCAAAACAGGAAAATACCCAGCCTGAACAAAGTGGGGAAGTGCCAAAGTTTACTCAATCGCAGTTGGATGCCATTCTCAAAGACAGACTTGCACGGGAAGAGAAGAAACGTGTTGAAGTCACAGAGAAGGCAAAACGTGAAGCAGAGGAAAAAGAGTTGAAGGAAAAGCAAGAATGGCAAAAAATCGCAGAAGCCAAAGAAGCAGAAGCCAAAACACTACAACAACAACTCAACGATCTAACACATAAACAACTGCAGGCCGACATTGCCGCTAAGGTCGGACTTCCCAGCGCATTCGCAACGAGACTACAAGGAAACACGGCGGAGGAGCTGGAAGCGGACGCAAAAGCACTACTCGAAAACCTACCAAAGCCTGAACAAAAGCAGAAGTCGCCCGGTTTACATCCTACTAATCCCGGTGGTCAGGATAGACAACCACAAAAGACATCACAGCAATTGATTCAGGATCTCTACGGAAACGAAGACGTTTGGGGCGGTGGCGGAGTAAGAGCGGCATCCGAAGAAAAATAAAAAATAAGAGGGTATTATGGCTAACGAGTCAACCTATTCTGGAATTTCAACCCTTATTGGTAATGTCTATGCGATTGCATTACAGACATTACGAGAGGGCAACATTATGGCTCCGCTTGTCACTACATGGGCGGACAAAAACGATAGTCAACCGCGCGAGTGGTCGAACTATTCAGGCGGTACTTTTGCGACCGTAGCAGAAACAGACGACATGAGCGCGCAAGCGTTCACCGCTGCAACCGGCGGAACCGCAACACCTGTCACTTACGGGCAGATGATGTTCTTAACCGATCGGCGTATTCGCACCGACGTTATGAATGCACAAGCAGACGCTGGACAATTCTTGGGTGGATTGGCAGCGGAACACGTTGACAAAAACCTTGTTAGTGGTTTCTCCAGCTTTACGGGTGGAACTGCAGGAACAGCAGGCGGAACATTGTCCTGGACTAATGTCATGCGTGGAGCTGCTTACTTGAGAACCAACAAAGCACCAGCTCCTTATTTCTGCGTGTTACATCCTGTTCAATGGCATTACCTGGCTAGTGCCGCATCAGGCGTTCCTTCATTGATCCAAGTAGATAGCATCGCTTCCAGCTTAATCGGGCAGTTCTATCAGGGTTCGTTTGCAGGCATTAACTTCTTCGTTGATGCAAACATAACCAGCGGTACAGCCGCAGTTGGTGGCATCTTCGGACGGCAGGCAATCTACCTTGACAGACGGCAACCATTCGGCATTGAATACCAGCGCGACGCATCACGTGGTGGCGGTGGTTGGGAACTAAACGCAACGATGGAATACGCTTACGGCGTATGGCGACCTACTTTAGGGGCGCAGTTGATCGGTACTTCAGTTTAGTTAATCATGAGTATGGCTAGGGTGCTAGTCCCGAAAGCAGGCTCTCCGACTGTTGCCATACTCTTTACGGAGACTCCTGGAGAGAGATGAAAATAAATTGGTTTAGCAATGCGCCTTGGGCTTCAACCGGATACGGGAATCAAACAAAATTGTTTGTACCACGAATTGCGAAGCTAGGACACGAGATGACAATAACTGCATTTTACGGATTGCAAGGTGGAATCGTTGGATCTCCGTACGATGGTATAAAAGTTTATCCGAACGGTCGACATCCTTATGGTCAAGACGTAATTGGAGCACACGCGATTGACGCCAAAGCAGACGTAATTATCAGCTTGTTTGATATTTGGGCAATGCAACCTGAGAACATACCATCATCGATAAAGTGGTTTCCATGGTTCCCGATTGATAGCGAGCCAATGCCACCGCAGGTATTACAACAGGCAATGAAGGCAGAAAAGTCTATAACGATGAGCAAGTTCGGAAAGTCAATGGCAGAACAAATGGGACTTGATGCTTACTACGTGCCACATGGTGTTGATACAAAATTATTCAGACCTGTTGATCAGATGCAAGCACGCGAATATCTGTCATTTCCGAAGGATAAATTTATTGTTGGTACAGTCGCAGCTAATAAAGGCTTGCCACCTCGTAAGTCATGGTATGAATTGATAATGGCTTTTGCCGCGTTGAAGCAACAGCACAAAGACGTGATGTTCTACATCCACACAGACGACGGGGCGCGCGGAGGAGAAACGGTTGACATCGCAAAATTCTGTCAGGTGTTAGGCTTGAAAGTTGGCTACATTCAACAATATAATGCAGAACCATACAATGATGTTGACGTCCTGATTGTTGACCAATACATCAACTTGTTAGGCGCTCCGGATGATTACATGGTAGCGGTTTACAACGCGCTTGATGTAATGATGCTGGTATCACGTGGTGAAGGATTTGGCATTCCGATTGTAGAAGCGCAAGCGTGCGGTTGTCCTGTTATCGTTGGTGACTGGACGGCAATGGG